GTGGATGCGCTCCTCGTTTAAGCGAGCAAGCCAATTAAAATCCGCCAATTTAGGTTAGGAAGCTGAACCTTGTTCACTTATAAAACAGCTCTTACTCACCCCCCGGTAGGAGGTGTTCTTAACTGTTTCAAGTTAAGCAAGGACCGTGTTGCTTATACACGGTGACCACTTCCAACCGGAACCGTCTAAGGTATTGGGTTAGTAAGTTACATTTGCATTGGCTTTTGCTGTAATTCCAGCTAAAGTCGCTGCAGTGTTAATGTTGTCAGGCACTCTGACTAACAGACGTACGGAATAGTTTGGTAAACCAAAACTAACCAATTGCATCTTTTGGTAAGGAACGGTGATGACTGTTGCGTCATTTAATACGATATTAATAGATTCCATTGAAGTTCCATCAGCAAAGAACGCAAATGGCTTAGAACCACCATACGCAAGATCAAAACCAGTGTAAATAACACCAATCTCGACATACGCCTGATCCCAAACCACTGTAGTTACAGTACTAGGAGTTAAAGTCACAGTCAATGGTTGGTATACTGAATTGACAAGTGAAACATTTGAAATGTCACACATAGGTGGTGGACCAACTAAGAAATAATAACTGAAATCATCTCCAGCAGCTTCAAATAAATCAGCTTCACCAGATGCATTCAAACGGTAATTATTCCTTATGGCTCCCAGAATGGGAATTGCTTCCAAACCACATACGTCTCCTCGTATACCTCGGTACCAAGGTGTTCTGGTTTCCAGACCTCCAGCTACAGTTTGAGCCTGTCTAAATACAGGTTGTCCATAATTTGCAATTTCCGATGTATACACAACTTCATCCTGGTTCTCAGAAACAGATGTAAATATTTCTGGTGAAGTGTTAAACACCGCAAGAGCCTTATTACTAACAGATCCATTGAAGAACCTGTAGAGAAATGAGACCATATAAAATGGACTAGGGATCAAAGGAATTCTTTCGATTCCCCTCCTCATTTCCCTTCTCCCGTAAAAATCCTCATGCATTTGCATAACACGTAAAGAAATATATCCCTCAGTATTTGATAACTTTGAAATTCTTCCAAAACGCTTTATAATGGACCTAAAACTAGTAAAGTACTCTCCAGTAGTTTGAGCTGTTACATCGCGTGTGATATGATTCGGCACTAAAAGATTTTCATCTTCTGGTACCACAACGCGACCAACATCTGATTGAGCATATTTGGTAGCATAGCCGGGTGCCAAGTTTAGATAAGGACGAGCAACCTGATAATCTTCGCCTCCACTATGAGCAATGAAGAAACTAACACTATCGCTAACAGTAGGGGGTGCACTTAAATCAACTAGTGAATAAATAGCAACACTCCCCGTGCATGTGTCAAGTGTGTTAGCATCAGGAAAACCAGTACTATCTCTCTTGTATGTCTCTCGCCAACAGGTGTTACTCAAAAAGGGCACAGATACCCTAAAAGTCACACGACCCAATTCGTCCTGTCTGTCTTTCAGATTGCAGACAACATTGTAGTTAGTAGTTAACAAATCACCAAGCGTTTGAGGAACATCAGCAGGCAATGTCTCTGGAAACACGACGATAGCAAATCTTCCCTGATGATATGGGGTTTTAACTACCATAACATCAAAGTTGATTGTGCCTCGCCACAATGTAGCCATACTCATACTAGCGTAAGCGAAAGAACCAAGAAATAAAGTTGCGGCGTCTTCAGTATTTCCATATTGATAACGGGAAAAAGGTGAAATTTCCCACGCTGTTATCAACTTATTTCCTGAAAAAGCTGCAACGTCGGTCGTGACAGAATGGAAATAATTTGGACGTGAAAAGACGTAGGAAAGAGCCATCTCATCTTTATATTCAGGTATAAAAGATGATCCGTCAATTCCATTATCTTGTATTAAAGCTAGAGTTGTCGCATCGTCTTGTCCTTCTGTATGAATGATAGTTGATACGGGTTTTATTACTCTAACCCCAACTTGTCCAGTCATGACCGGTTTGGATAACCCAAAAGCAGTGGCAACATTTGTAGCTATACGTGATATCCACGATACAGTTGAAGCCACTTTACCAATAACTGGTACTGGTGACAAAATATCAGCAGCCTGAGCTACTTTTGACGTAATACCAGAAATTGGTCCCTGAGTTTCTCCAGTTGAAGCAGCAGCTTGAGGAGAAATATCGCTTTGGGCAAAGCGAATACCTCTCTTATTCAATCTGCTAATCGCCAACTCATCCAGCAGGGCAGAATTGATCTCCTTAGAAGTAGGAACAAAGAACTGTGGATTCACAAGACGTGCAAATACAGTATAATTAACACTAGAAGCAGCTGCGCCTTTTAATTGTGAAAAGACATACAAGTTTACAGTTCCAAATTGATTGTTAGCATTAGACAGATCAAACAAATCATAAATGTTTGCATAGGGACAAATCAATTTTAAAGAATTTCCTTCTTCTAAACTTAGAATTTTGTGTGGACAAGAGGTTTGTGAAGCCAAAAATCTAGTTCCAAACTTTCTAAAATTATTCAATTGATTACTATACGGATTGTAAACCAAAAGCAACGCACCCTGTAAAAATGGTTGTGCATTCACTTTAATCTCAATTTCAATATCTGCTTTAAGGTATTGATACCTAGACAATTTGTCTGTCAAATTGGGAGAATTTGCAAACAGAGCTTGCGGAAAATCCCAATTATTCAAAACAAATGTGTTGGTATTAGACAATTGTGTTGGCGACAATTGAATGGGAATCTGAGGAAAAGATGAAGACCAAGCGAAAGTACCTAAATTTATAGGTCTTTCCAGAATAGAATAAATGTCATGTTTTGTGACATCATTCAGAGCCATGATGTTTGTTGAAGATTCCATCGGAGCAACTTCTGCAGACATTTGAACGTCTGTAAGAAGTTTTCCTCTAGTGGAGTCAACAACAGTATTTTCATCAAAGTGATAATCAATATTCTCGGAATTAGCAGTTATGTGTTACAATCAGGTTAGATAACTATTCACCTGAAGGATTAGAAGTCGTATCTCCAGAGCACAACCACACTCTTTTAAAAGCTATAGCATTACAATTTTCTTATTCTAATTTTGGGAAAGTTGCAAGATCACATAGCTTAGTAAAATTCCAGCTGCGAAAGAATATTTCTTTGTTCATACCACGTTGGGGTTTCAAGGATAAAACGATTTGCAAGACAAGCATTTCTCAATTGTACTCGCCACTCATCATAAATCTCTTTAGGATGAACGGCAAACTCCATCAAAGCCTGTTCACAATTCATTTTAGTAGCTTTACGAAGCATTTTCCCACGAACCCAGTAACACATTTCAATTATGTTACTAATGTCCATTGGTGAGTCGTACAAGCAATCATCATTCAAAACAAACTTTCTTTTCAGAAAATAAGTTTCGTCTAAAGGCTTGCTAGGCACAACAGCTCCTCCTTTAGTCTCATCAGTGTATGTCAAGCCTATTTTGGCGAGTTCATCGGTAATTGTCAGCTGGTTAAACCAATCAATAATTTCCTCGCTTATAGACTTTATGTCGTCATCACCATAAGCAATATCAGCGACATACTTACGGTAATCGCAAATCAAAGGTTTTCCATTCTTTCTTTTGAGACAAAGATATACATAGCGCATAATGATCAAATTAAACAATGAATTTATTATCACTGTTAATGGATTTCCGGATGGTTGTGAGTGAGTCTGTCTAATTACTTCCTCACCCACAATAACATCAGCATTCATGATATGTTCCCATAACACATACCGAATCATTTTGTTATCCTCACCATCATCACACCAATCATTGATGTTCTCCAATATTTTGTGCAAAACTTGCATAAGGAGAGAGCCATCAAAATTAGTGAAATCACCGGCAACCATATTATTTCCCTGTGACAACAAACGAGCTGCTAACTTAGTCCACTCTAAAGAGTAAGGGTTTATGCCAACAGCAATTCCATTATCAATGCGACCACGCATAACATCTGCTGCAAAAGGTAAGAAATATTGTCTTATGGCTATTACTAAATGTTGAGGACATGCTTCAAAAACACGAGTTTTTCCTGCATCCACTTTTGCAATAGGCCTTTTCTCATCCTTTAACGTTGCCATAGATATTGCTTCACCTCTGATACCCCTTCGAGCATCATCTACCAATTTGTCAACGTCACGTCGGATTTCCAAATTTGATAAATCAAACTCATCATCATTACCAAACCAATAAGTCTTCCCTTTCATTGCGTTATTCAGATTATATGGGTATCCAGGACTGGTGGTTCTATTCAAACTACCAATATATTTATCTCCATCAATTCCGACAATAGCCTCCTCATACGATAAAACTGTTTTACCAGTCTTAACAATATTGGAAAAGACATCGTTAGCAGCCATATCCAGTAACACAGGTTCCAAATATTGCTGACTGTTCATGATTTTGATAATTCCCTTTTTCATTGGATCAATCTGAACACCATCGATAGTAACAGTTTTCAAATGAGCTGGTTTCATGGTACTAGGCCCAAACAATCCATAAATAAGAGATGGCGACAGTTGTGTTGTTGTGGCAAACCGGGGTTTAGTGGCTAAACCAACAGACAAACAATCACCATCATTCACCAAACCAACCAGAGCTGATGTGTCAACCATTGATTGTGGGTAACGTCCATCAATCAAATACGAATTCGGAATTTTAAATTTGTCAACGTGTTTGGCCAAATTGTATTCCAAGAACTGGTGTGACACAATAGCACCTAAAGCAAGAGCATTGCTTCCGCCTGCAACATGTATTCCAACTAATTTAGTGTTTATGGCTTTGTTAGTAATTGATAACAAAGCTCCACACATTCCACTCAATGTATCCAATTCATATTCAATAAAATTATTGATCTCAATTGCACAGGGACATCGAACAGCATTTTTCGGACATGTACCAGGTTTATGCATATAATAAGTATCACTCTTCCGTCTGTTTACCTGAAAGAAATTAGGATATTTTTCTTGTATCACAGTTTTACCTTCTTTTTCGTAAAATCCTGAGAATACAAGATCTCCCTCCTCAAGCAGTTCAACATCTTCAGCTCTTATAAACTTCGATATAATTTTTGGTCGGCTTGGAACGACCGGAGGAAAACTTATCAAAACCAAATCAACCTTCTTACCATCAATATATTCCATTTGAGAAATTTTACAATCTTTTATAGGAATTACAATGGAAGGAGAATTTGAATAAGGATTTTGAATCATAATTCTCACAGCGGGTTTCCCAAGTATATCATTCAAAACAGTATGTGCTGTCGTCAACAGAGTTCTTCCAACTAGAAATACCCCATTACTTCGTGAAGCAATATTGTCTTCATTAACAACTGATAACCACACTGAGTTTCGAACTAATACCTGAGTAGTCTGTTCCAATCGAATTATATCTCCTTGACAAAACTTTATAGAACCAATTTCAGCATCAGTAGCTAACAACATATTTCCTCCATTTTGAGCGACATTGTTAAGCTTTGGTTTTAGAGGTGCCGGATCATACACTCGTTGAGCAACGTTTTTAACCTTCGGGACCAAAGGTTGTTTGTCATAAACAGCTTGGGCATATGAAGACAAAATCATTTTCTGAACTTCAACAACTTTGCTCAAATCGAAACCGATATTTTCTAGTTCTTTTTGAACTTGCGGCGTAGCAAGTTTGAGAGAGTATTCTTCCAATGTATTACCCCTCGAGGAGAAATTAATAATTTTGCACACAACGCACGTTCCACAAGGAGCAGTACCATGGCTAGGCGAAAGAACAAAACTACATGTCGTATTTCCACTCCCAAAATACACTCTACGAAAATACACAGTCAGCCAACCCAACAATCCTGTGATAATAATACCACTTATTGCTGAGACGGCCGACACATTATCGTTTAGAAATGTATATAAGGTATTAGCACCGCTGCTTAACAAAGAAAGGATAAATTCTGCTACTCCCAATAACGAATTTGTCAATCCTCGCATACTTCTCCATAGACGTTTAAAGCTCTCCACACCACGCTCATAGGCTTGTTTGAATTTTCGTTTCCATCCTTGACATGTTAACCATGACTCTTGTGCATAATCTATGTCAAAAATTTCTGCATCAATAACCCCCGCTTCAGGAGCTGACTGTGAACTTTGATTCCCTCCGGAATTAGGAGCTTGATTTGCATTAGCGGTGCTTTCATCGGAAACATTCTTATCCGAAGCACTAACGAATATTTCAGTACAATCCGTCAAACTTTGAATGAACCTATCTGGATTGAAAACTCCACGTAACTGCCTTACGGTTTCATTAACAGTATCATCCGGTTCCTTTTCCTCAATCTGGACAAGTTGTCGAATAGCTCGTGTTAAATTCTTTTGCTCATCATTATGTGAATTCATCATGTTTTTGACATAATCATAAAAACTGTCAAAGCTATAAGTGTCTAAATTTACTCTGGTTGCCAGCTTTTTCTCATAATTATAATCAACACGATAAACCTGAATCTCATAATGATTAGTAGATAAAGGTTCATTACCACATTTCTGAGGATCCCGAACATAATAATCATTACCCTGATCATCTTTACCACGAACTTTTCCATATGCTGGCATTACTTTAACTTCAGCATATATCTTAAATCTACGATAAATCGAACCAGGGTCTGTCATATGATATATATCGGGAATCTTATCATTTGCAGTAGCCAGTATTACTTCAGAAGTAAACATTGTATTACCTTTATTTTCCAATGCAGCCATATGAAGAGGATATGCGCAGGTATTAACCATATATTGAAATTCCTGATATAATGTATTTGGTGTAGTCATCGAATCTTTGGTATTGCTAAATTCGTCCAATTCAACAATTGGTTGACCGATATAACCGTCCCAAAACTCAGTACTAACTTTCCGTGAATAGCAGCAATTAGATAATCGAAATTTGCCCTGCGAATAAAAATCCTTGAACAATTTTGTTTTCAAAACCTGAGTCAAGACTGATTTCCCAACACCAGGCAAACCATACAAATAAATTGCCAAAGGTTCCTTTCTCACAGTTACATTTCGAGCAGGGCTGCTGAAAGCTGCAGCAAATTTCTTCGAAACTTGCTTAAGCAACCTCTCACAAACGCTTGCTACTGAGCGTGCTCCAATTCTAAGTGATGTTAGATGAAAATCGGTCAACTCTTTATGAGCCAGACAAATTTCCTCCGCCAAATCCATAGACGAATTTATGTCTTCCTCTTTGATGTCTTTTATGATCTGTACAGCAGCATACAAAGTTGATAAACGAGAATACTGTTCCATCAATTGGTATTGCTCCCGCGTAACACCATGAACATATTGATAATAGATTTCGGACATATAATTTGTAATCCATTTTATCAGCATAGCACCACATGTCACAGCACTTGCAGCACGAGCAACATCACCCATTATTTTCAATGTTTGCAATGGATTCTTTTCTGCAGTCAAGTGATACACAAAAATTGAAATTAAAAATGTTATAAACGTAGTCAGCGATGATAATTCAGTCGAATTTCGCACTGCGCACAATATGTCATTCAACATATTTTGGGCAACAGGAGTACTACCCGTAATTTGGGGTTCCTCCTCTGCTGGATGAACAAAGAACGATGCAACAACATCATAACTCATTCCCAAAGCTTGTGCGAAGTTAACTAGATGTATACCAAGCATTACATAGTTATTCGAAGTATAACACATGTAAATAGCATGCAAACTCGCAAACATTCCAATCAAGTTGATTTCTTTTGGGATACTGAACATGTTACAAAGATCATTTGCTTTGGACTTAAGCAATTCCAGAAATGAATTTATAGAATCCAAAATACCCTCAGTTTTAGTTGTTATCCGCGCCACACGATTTGCCGCTATCACTGATCCAACAGACGTACCAAGAGTAGGATTTAATGCAGTCAAAGCAGCAACACCGCCAACTACCATATTGTCCTGTGATGGACGTAATGAAGCTGTTATTTCACTAATGGCCCGTTTAACGTTTTCCATTTCATTCTGTGCATACTTTACTCCACGCAAATCTTTTCGATTCTTTGCTCGCGCTCGTTTCTCAAGTTCCAATTGACGTTGTACGAAACCCTCTTTCTTCTCGATTTCTTTTCGCAACTTAGAGACTTGACGTTTCAAATCATTGATTTGTTTATTCTGCTGAGTTTCTATTTTTGACATGACAGGACCAGGGTTAGTTTCGACATCTCCACTCAGCAACAATCTCAAGCCGGGATCTTCCATTTCCTCAAGTGTTAAAGGAAATAGAGTAATACTGCAATCCGAATACCAGTAATACCGATTAACTTCCAATAAATCATCACATTGTACATGAGAATAAATTTCGAGTTTATCATTAACAACTCGATCACCAAACTCATGATCCCATATGATATCGTCAATGAACGCTATTTCAGATTGCACTTTCACCGGTTTTCGTCCCGTGGCGAGGTGTTTTAAGATATCGTAAAGTCTACGGTCAGAATTATAAAATACTCTAGACCGTAAGCCAATATCTAATACCCAAAACACACGCGCACGATCATGACAATCAAGATGATGTTTTATAACAGTAACAAAACTTCGTTCTGTCAAACTAAGATCTTTTCTCCACTTGCATTCATCAACAAAAACTTCCAAAATTTGAAAAGTAGCATCCTCATATAATGAAGGATATGTAGATGAAGAACAAGCTTCGACAAGTGATTTTTGAGGCCAACCAAAGATAGAAATGTTAAGTGAACTTTCCATGTTTGCTATTGATATTTGCATATCAAAAGAAATTCTTAAACCTAAAATTTCTCTCATGACCTATTTATATCAAGAACAATACTTCAACAAAAATATACGTAATCCAACATTTCATTACCAGAGTATATCATTATGAATTGGGGATTCATAATAAACTCCCACAAAGTAAGGATTTAACAACAATATAATACTCAACAAAATGGCGAAATAAATACGCATTCTAACTGCCTACAAATGTAGCAGAAACAACTAGTTAGCGCTATATTTGTTCCTAATCCACTAAATTGAGTAAGGTTGTTATTTCGACTCTATGTTAGGTAAATCCACGGCCTCAGGATTACTCAATAATTGCATTCATAAGATTCAATCAATATTAGTATCCTGAGAGTCCTTAAAACTAGCGATTATGCTTCAACTACTTGCATCGCATAATCGGGCTTACAACTACAAAAGATTGTAGAGGTTAAACATTGCGCCCGTATACACCACCGCCCACTAAGGATCGGCAAAGTGTTTGGGTTTACGCGCT